CATAAGTGTTTGATTTCTAATGTGTTTTTTTTATTGTCATATAATATTACTAATTTACTATCGTTTGTTGCCCATTAGGGTTCTTATCCAAAGTGGTGAGGTTGATATTGGGGAAGTTGCCGTATAGGGTTTCGTCCCAACCGTTCCAATCACGAATTCGCTCAAATACTTCGAGAGTACGCAATCGCTTTACAGGCATACGAGTAGAAAGTATCGTATAAGCTTCACGTTTATCAGAGCCAGAGCCTGATAGGTTCTTGCCTCCTGGTATACCTGCCCCAAGCAAGCAGGGGTCTACGCCCATAGGGAATAGAATTTCGGAGTTGCCCGCACTGGCATCGGGTAAGAAATTACCGTCCTTAATTTTGTCGTCTATCGGTATCACCTCTATACCTTTGATGAGGTTATTATTTTGGTCTCGGAAATAAGGAGAGACAAACGAACGCCCTGCTGATTGATTACCACTCATATGCTCATCAATTGCCTTGATAGTCTCTTGGCGTGCAGCTTCGCGTTTTTCCTGTGGCATTTCCTGCCATTCTTCACGTCCAAATTTGTGAAGAAAGAAGTCATCGGCGATGTATATTACATACTTGAGGTTGAGTTGATTCTCAAACATATACTTTTTAAATGCAGGTACTGAAAGTACCACATCTACCCAACCGTTGTAGAAGGAGCTATGCCATTTTACCTTAGGGTAATTCTTCTCGGTAGTAATAGGACGCATTACGGGTACGATAAACTTTGTGATTTTCTTCTCCTTGCAATAGTCTTTGAGCGATTCAACATTGTGAATATCAGAGAAAAAAGGTACTTCTACGGTTAATTTCTCGTTTAAAGTATCATCCCAAGTAGTATTAATATACACTTTATTGACGAATCCATTTTTGTCAGGCACACTTAATCTGCAAAAAGGAGCTTGTTGGCGTTTAATAGATACAATTTTGTCGCAGTTAGGAGAAAGGAGGTACTCTACGAAGGCGATACCGTAGGTTTCAAAGTCTTCAATGATTTCAGCCATAGCTACATCCCAACGGCAGTTTTTGAAGAACGTGTTAATCTCAGGGAAAGCTGTACGCAGGCGTTCGCGAGTGGTTACCCCACCTTCTGTTTCCAAATCTTGGTATAAACGAAACCCAAGTCCGTAATGAGCGGAGATAAGCACCTCCAATCCACCAATAGCTGCGCCTGTTTTGTTTAGTTTTTTAGTAAACTCCTGCGGGTATAAGTTGTTGTCGCCCCAAGAGGAATACTTATCGGTGTCGCTTGAGTCTTTTTGCGTTTTTGGGGTGGAAAGGCTTTGTTTATCAGAGCCAAAGAGTACAGCCGTTTTGGAGGCTGAAAGCATATAAATATCTTTATCTATTTGTTTCATTGTTTTTATTTGTCAATTAGTAAATTACTTCTTTTCCATTGAATGCCACGATAAAAAGGATGCAGATTTTCTTAATTGTGCCGTTATGTAGTTTGATATTACGGGTTTTATTCTCCCAGTGGTTGGGATTCTTCTCAAAATCTTTCTTATTACGCGGTTGTTGCATTAGGGTTGCTCCGTGATAAGTACAGAGCTTACCGCCAAAGCGGTTTTGCTTGTTGTAGGTGCGTACCGTTATACTGAATGGCACGGGGTTCTTTCGCTCGTCGAGCTTGCGCATTTCGACAAGAGCGTCCTTTAAAAATATTTTTTTACTATTCACTTTTTACATTTATAAGAGTAGTGCAAAGGTAAGAGGTAGGTATAATATAGGAAAGGACAGGTGTATTTCTCACAAAATCAGATGTAAATCATTGAAATAGAAGAGTTAAGAGCGTACAGACACACTCTGGCACTCATTGGGCGAGCGAAAACCCCAGCGCCACCTTAATTCTTTTTACAATTTGAAAAATAGGATTTGGAGTGATATATGAACAGATGTCAGTCAAGGGGTAGAAGATAGAAAAGGGGCGCACTCACCAGCGAGTGCGCCCCTTCGGGTGTTAAATTAAAGACAGTAATAATGCTTACTGTGTAATGGTACTTGCTGCACGACGGATACGGTCGGCAATATCGTATAAAGCTCCTTGTAGTTGTTGTTTCTCAATATCGGTAAACCCTCCTTCTCCGTATGCAAATTTTTTAGCAACTTTTTTTATTTTTTTTTGCAAAAAATTATATCCTATAATATATTGTACTTCCCTATCAGTTCTTTTTATCAATTTTAAGGACAACTTCCGAAACTTTTAAACCGTCGTAATAATAAAACTATCGTGATAGGCGTTATCAAGCAGGTACGCGTATTTCCACCACAATAGATAATCAAAACAGTCGGAAAGGTGGGTGGCGTGCTCTTGAGGGATGGTGGTGGAGCGTTCACTGCTCTTGTCTTTCTCAAAAGCGTCTTCCTTCTGCTTGACGGCGGCGTTCTCCATTGAGACGATCAGGTTGGGGCAGTTGTCCTCATTAATTCGCACAAAGGGCAGGGCGCGGTTGTTCTCCTCTAATATTTCGTTGATGAGGCGAAATTTGAGGATATGACTGGGGTTATTGGTGTTGGGCGTACGGTTGAACACTTGCCAACCTGCGGAGCGTAGCATATCCTCTACATCTTGTGCTAAGGTGGTTTTGCTGTTCGCCTCGCTCTTAAACCCTGAGCGGTCGTGGTAGAGGTACACCTTATTGCAAGTCGCGCGGTAAGGCTCGTAGTAGTCAATTACTTTTTTGATAAGGTCGGAGAGCTTGAGGGGGTTCTTTACAAAGAAATCTTTAAGTATCGTAAGGGTGTTGCTCACTTTGCTTGATTGTGCAACAATTGCACAATTGATACGTCCTCCGAAGTCGAGCGAAATTTCCAAAGGCACGCCCCTCACTAAATCGTTGTCATAGGTGCAGGAGGGGGTAAAACTCTGCGAGAAATCCTGCAAGGCGGTGGTGTTGTATTGGTACTTGTAATAGTGCTTATCGGCTGAGAGTTTGGCATAAAAGCCATCGGCTACCTTGCCAGGACGTTTATTCAATATTTCCGCATTGAAGAGTAAATCACTTACGCGTTGCTCGTACATCTCTTGTATCCACCCTGGCTTAAGGTTTTCCACATTCACGTAGGCGTTAGCCTTTATAAACTTGTATTCATCAGGTTTGGTAAGAGCCAGCTTCTCGCGGGCGGTAAACCACTCGCCTGTTTTGGTAAGAGCGACAGAGGAGGTGAAAATAGTAGCATTCAGTAAGCTTGCTTTGTCAAACTCTATCTTCTTGGCGCGGTTGGTGGTAAGCACGTTGTTGAAGAGGCGGTCGTGCTCGAGGAGTGCTGCCTCGTCACCAATGACGATATAGGAGTTTAAACCTCGTCCGCTGTTGGGGTCGTCAAGTGAAACGAGTACCAATATAAAGCCATTGGAAAAATGCACCACATTACTCCACGAGTTAGGTGCTTGGAAGGGCATTGCAAAACCGAGAGCCTTGCCATTACGTCCTACCACGTAGTCTACATCTTCGTAGAGCCCAAACATTTCGAGCCCCTCTTTAGTCGAGGGAAAGGTACGGCTCTTTATCTGCACAAAAGTAGCTCCTACGAGCACGCCCGTAGCGCGGGGCATTTGGCGTACAGCTTCTTTCACAAACCAACCGAGAATAGTACTCTTACCCGTACCACGTCCTGCCTCTATGCAGATGTTCTTCACACCTGCATAGCGGTTAGCAACAACGGCTGCCATCTGCATAGGGTTGAGGAGAATTTCCTTTACAGGCTTAATCAGTGGCTTCATCAGTAGGGTCTTCTGTTATATCTTCGTATTCAGTATCCGTAGCGGGAATATCGTTAAAATCTACTACGCCCGTAGCAAGGGCAGCACGTAACATTTTGGCACTTTTGCGGCTCATACGGATATGATATTCATTAGCAGTAATTTTCTCGAAGTTGATTTCTTTTTCCTCTTTATCGAAGTTGAAGAGGCGGGAATAAGAGTCTAATGCCTTGCGGGCTTGCTCTAAATCACGGTCTTTAAGTGCCATTTGGTACAATTGCCAATAACTATCCGCTAATATAGCACGTTCGGCATTAATATCCGATTTATCGAGCTCGCCAAATATCTGCATTGCCCAAGAATAGTCGCGGTAAGCGGTTGCTTGGCTTACCTTCATCTCTCTAATATGTATCTGTATTGCTTGGTGCTTGGAATACTTGTTGGATAGGCGCAATCCGTGTATGTGACGGAGACGCGTCTTGATTGCCTCTTCGGCTGGGACAAGTTGAAAGTTCTCGTCAATATACGAAGCGGAGATGCGTTGGTAAGTGCTATCTTTGCTAAATTTAGTAATTTCCATAGGTAAGAGCTAGAAATAGATTCCGCTTTTTAGCTTCTCCACTTGTCGAGCAGCATTTGAAGGCACGTAGCAAGCTACAGCTTCTTTTTCAAGCAACTGTTTAAGCTGTGCCAGCTCGTGACGAGCGAGCTGTTGCAGGCGTTGGGCAACAGCATATACTTCGGCAGCATTCAGTATCTTGCTCTTTTGCCAGGGTAATTCCTCCCACTGCTGAATGATAGCGGTATTGGTAAAAGAGAAGCTGTGTACTTGAGCTGCTTCGGCTATGGTAAAGAACACTGTGGTGCGCTGTAGTTTCTCCCATATAGTGGGGTAGGAGCGCAAATCATTAGGGGTACAGGTGCTGAGCTGTGGAGCCAGCATACTCTCCCATACCCATTGCATTATTGGCTGTAATTTAGTGAAAACTTCCCACGAGCTGTTCAAGCTGTAGTACTTCTCAAACTCATTCACCGTACTGATGATACCGTTAGAATGCTGCAAATTACCTTCTTTGATAAGTAGCTCTATACAGTCGTTCAAGGCACGGTCGGCTATAGCAATAGACGAAAGCCCCAAGTCGCGCAAGTCGTACCAAGGAGACTTCTCCATTTTATCATCAGTATAGTAATTGCCACCCGTATTGGAGAGGTTTACCTTCAAGAATGGAATAGCATAGGCAACAGCATAATTGGCAACAGCTTTCTTGAGGAGCTCTAAGGTGTCGCCACTTGCCTCATTAACTATTGTTTTAGGTACGTATGGATATACTTTCACACGGAGAGCCTCCTCAATATAGGTTTTGAGGAGCTCAAAATCCAAACGGTTGGAAACGTTGGTATATTGCTTGATTTCTTGTATACTTTTGAACATAGTTGTTAGTGATTAGTCGTTAGACGATAGTTGAAATTCGACAACAAAGCTATGCAAGTTGCGAGTATTGTCAAAGGATAGTGGCTTTTGGGTGATAGGTATTACCTTGAGCCACTCACCCTTGATACGCAAATAGCACACAGGCGACTTGACAAGTTCCCACAAAACTTCTATCTCTTCAGGAAAGAGCCAACCTGTATTGAGCTTGTAGGTATGTTTGGTTTTTACCTGTGCTTTATAGTCTTCACTCTTGAGTACATCATCGGAGATAGTGTGCTCGTAACTCACTAAGGCTTCATACTCACCTGCAAACGAAAACCAATCGGGGCAGAAGTTCTGATTTTGGAACAGCGCACTAATGGGAGTACCATTAGGTTCAGGCTTAGGTTCCAAGCTAAGTGTTTCTTTGCTAATGATAGCTGTAGCTCCATAAGTAGCATTGGCGGTAGAGCGCAAGAAGCTGAAGTTAGCTACTCCTATCGGGTCCTTGATTGCTGAGAGGTCAATAAGGTTTGAACCTATTTGTCCCAATGAGCGGGAACGCACCTCTTGCGTAAGAGCTGATACCGAGATTAAACTATCAGTATAGGTAGAGCGTAAGCGACTCTGAGTAAGATAAGGGTAGGCTTTAGGCTTCTTCCCTGGCAAATAATACAAATCAGTAAGTGTATGTGTTTTAAATATCGTTCCTCTGAAATTGGTTTCTGTAATCACCGCTGATACCTTGGTAGCTTTAAAGACTTCCTTAGGAGCAAGGAGTTTTTGAGTGTCGATTTCTAAGGTAGGAACTATATCCTTAAAGAGATCTTGTACCTCTTGCCCTATATCAATAGAGGCTTCACCATCGAAGAAAACGTAGTCGTAAGTTTGTACCGTATTGAATGTACGCCCGTATCCATTGAACTCCATCGTGAGGGCAACAGAAACAAACTCACTCTCTGACGAGGTTTGTCGTATACGAGTGAGCTCCTTGTCAAGACAAAAATAAACAGTTTTCGTGCTGAAATCAATGTTGGTCTGCACAGTAATGTTTACATTTACTATCTGCTCACTTCCTGCTGAGGAAGTAACCTTCAGCCACCCTCTGTTTTCGCCTACATTCATCAATTCCGAAGATTGCGAGCGGAATTTAACTACCACTTCTGCCTCTCCGTTACCTTTGAGTTCGGTAACTTCTAAGAAATCGGAGTTGTTAATGGTAAAGGTAAGATGGTTAGGGTTTTTGATAGTAATAACTCCTTCTGCACGTTCTTTCTTATCCGTTTTCAGCACATAGTTAAAGAGCTTTTTATCAACATAAAATGCTGTAGTATCATTAATAACAGTGAGGTTGATAGTAAAAGATTTACGCTCCCAATACCTAATTATAGTAAGAGAACGATAGTAAGCGTAATAGTTTTGAGCAGTGCTAACAACTTGAGGTTTTGAAAAATCAATATCAAGTCCGGCAATCTTACCTGTGGTTAAATACTCTTTTGATAGCGAGAAATTTAAGGTGTCAGTAGGCACATTATGTATAGAGTTTATCTCAAAAAGTCCAATACTTACATTTTCAGTTTTACCTCTTAACTCCTTTTCTCCACCATTTTGGAGATGTATTTTTCTATTAGTGCGCCCTCCTGGTTCGGTTGGATTGTAAAATTGTATAGTAGTATCCCCTGTGAGCTCCTTAGTAGCTGTGTTGAGAACCATATTGAGCACAGGGGTTTCATTAGGCTTAGGCTGTGGAGTAGCATTAGTAATACGGCGCAATGTAATTACTACCTCTTTGCGCTCGGTTGGGAGGTCTATTTCGGTAACCTTACCACCTTTTTCTTCAGTAGCGATAACGCCAAAAGTGACCTTTACTTGTACACTCTCGCTTTCGGGTAACTTGTTGAAGTTGTTATAACGTAGCTGCAGGTTGTGTTTCTCACCTATTAGGTTATCCAATTCCTGTCCATTAGGGGCAATGAGCTCTACATACTCATTAGTCGCAATACGTGCGTAATTGCGGAACCCTTTGTGTTTTTTGTATACCGTGAGTAAGTACACTTGCGGAAACTGTACCGTGAGGATTTCAGCAGAAGGAATAGGTTGTGAGGCATTCCATTCTTTTGTGATAGCCGTAGGAGATACCTCCCAGTCAAGGATAGGTTTTTCTTCAGGATAGCACACTTTCCCGTATTCATAGCCTCCTTGTGAGGTACTTGCTATTCGGGTGGTGTAGCATACATTGGTGATATAAGTTCTACTGTTGTTAATACTATTAATAGGCATAGCGTTTGTATTTTATGAGATTTTTGTACAGGCTTGTTTGGATTTGTTCATTAGGTCGCCAAAACTCAATGGCTATAAATTGGGTGTATAGGATTACGCGCTCTGTGCGTATTTCTATGCGGTCATTAGGAAAGAGCAATGGCAACTGATGCTCTAAGTAGCGGTGTACTTGCCAGTGCTCTACTATTAGGTCAATATCTTTCACTATGTAATTTTCAGAGTACACTCCTTGCATTACCTTGGCAACTGAACCACATAGCACGGGCAATTGCTCATTGGGGAATTCCTTAAGCACGGCATTGTAGATAGTGTCTAAGTAGGTATTCAGACGTTCGTCAGCGAATATATCTAAATCGGTAAATATGGTATACATCAGATAGCAATAGTTGTAATTTCTACTTGGTAATGCTGAGGGTCAAGCACAGTTTTGTTAATACTCTTGATAAGCATACGTTGCTTATAGGCAAGAATGGTATCTCGCAGATTGATATGTCTAAATTGGTTCTTGTTACAGATAAAGCTCCAAGTGTATTCAGCGGCAGCAATACGCATCTTGTACCAGTCTTTCCAATAGTCGGCTACTTGTGGGGGTGTGAGGCTTTTCCTGAAACCTAATTTTCCGTCGTACCATATCAGCCCTATGGTTTGCTCGCCACTCTTGCGGGCGATAGGAGCGTACTTCCCTTTATATACCACAAAAGGCAAACAGTAGCCTCCTATCTGCACTTCAGTAACCTCTGTGAGCTTACTCGCTTCTTGTGGACTAAGCACTTGGTAACTGTTAGCCGTTACCTGTACAATAGGTAGCTGATAGGCTTTGTCGTCCATCTCTGGGAATTTAATAAGATACGACTGTTTGGTGAGGAAAGTCTTCTTAGGTTCACGTATTTCCCAAGGGCGAAAGTCTTTAGCACGGTTACGTTCTTCGAGTTTGATGCGATTCATATAGAGCTTGTTGCCCTCAATGGTCATATCGTAGTTCTTCCAATTCTTGACGGTTTTCACTAATTCTCCAAAAGTAACATCGGGAACAGCGCGCTTCAGGTCTACGATGTTAGGGTTGATTACCTGTTCAATCACATTACCATCCTCACTGTGTTGTGCCACAATGTTCAAGTTCATTGTTAGCTGTGGCTGGGGTGTGCCGTCTATTTCTAAGGCGAGGGTTTGTGTAGTTGTATCAATCGTGAGCAGTTGCGTAAAGCTAAGGGTGTCACTACGTTCAAAAGTAAACTCACGAATGACAACGTTATCCAATTTCAATCGCAGTGTTGTTTCCCCTTTGGAGGGGGTAGGGGGGAGGTTTATTCTTTGGTTATCACAAACAAGTCTCCAAGTGCCAGCGGTAGGAAATTCGTAAGTAGGTGCGACGGCTGTGAGCTCGTGTTCTTGTTGTGCAGTAGTGAGGTAGTATGGAATATTGCTGTAGAGCACCTGCTGACTAAAATCTTCATCAGTAAGGATATCACCTGCTAACTCATAGCCTGCATCGGCAAATCCTGCTTTAAGCACATAGAGCAGGTAAGGCATAGGGTGAATGATATTGTAGCTTCTATTGGGTTCATTACGTGTGAAACCATCAACCCCATTACCAAGGTTGATAAATTGTAAAAAATGCTCCCACCCTTTTTGAGCGGTATCTTTGGGGTACACTACCAACGGGAAGTTATAATTTACAGATGGGTACTTTTGAGTACATATCTCTTTGGCGTGCTCATATATATCAGGCACACGCTGCCTGAGGAGCGGTAGGTCGCAAAGTTTCTTTTCAAAGTTCGGCAACTGCTCAAATCCGGAATCAATTTGTGCCGATACTAAGTTACCTTCTACCGATAGGATTTCGAGCGTACCCTTGCGTACACGTCCGTCAATAATGTGGTAACCGCCATACTTCTTCTTAAGACCTGTAGCATTGAGAGCAGTATAGTTTCCCATACGCAGGCGCAAGTCGGCGTTCATTTGGAACTCGAACGGCAACGAATACTGGGTAAAGAAAGTATCCTTAAATCGTGGGTTCTCCTCTTGATAGGAGATACTGATACGCGAAAGGTCCAGCACAAATTGAGAGGTAACAAAGCTATCGGTCATTTCTTTTTAGATAACAGGTAATAGGTAACAGGTAAAAGTAACAGTAGTAGCCACCAATAACTAAAATAGCTACGGTGTACATCTTTCTGCTTGGTAGTAGTAGTGCTTTGTGTTTTTTGTAAAGTTTCAGACTTTGTCAAAGTGATTGTGGCACTATTTTGTACGGTAACACTTAGCGTACCGCCTTTGAGTGTGATTTTCTCTACTATTTTGCCATTCACCTCGTGGGTATATTCTAAGGGCGTATCGGGTCCTACAGTACTCAACTGATAGCTGAGCAGAGAATGCTGTAAAGAAGCAAATCCTGAGCCCACCGTAGCGAGCTCAGAAGTTTGCGTAGCAACTTTCTCGGCAACAGCCTTCTTAGTGTTACACGAGATAAAAAACATATAAAGCAATATGTAAGCAATACGTTTCATTAGCTATTCTTTTCGATAGTGAGAATAACATCCTTGAGGATTTTGGCATAATTAGGGGCGGTAGCGTAGCCTGCTTTGGCAATAGCTTCGGCAAAGAGGCGCGGATCGTGCTTTACCTTGAGAGCTTCGGCATAACGCTTGTTATTGAAGAAGAATTGTCCGTGCTCAGTAAAACTCTCTTCAGGAGTGCTGTACTTCATAAACCAATCTTTTACTTTATAGTCGTATTTGCCGTCTTTGCGAGGCGTGATGCTAATCACTGTATGAAATTTGTCCTTAACATTGGGAGAGGATAACACTTCAGAAGTGTGCCACAGTTGTTTGTTTGCTAAGGGTGTTGTAGATTTAGCTTTTATCCCAAAGAAGTTGTGACCGGCAGCGCGCTCGCCCCACCTGCTCTCCAACGCAGCTTGTGCCAAGGTAAAGAGATGTGAAATACCCGTCTTCCTCTCAGAAGCGAGGGCGTAAGGCTTGTAGGTAATGATAAAATCTTTTGGTTTCATAAGTCTTTAATTATTAGATTGAGACGGACTGCTAACTTCCGAGTCAATGTCAAAGGTTTTATAAAATTTCTTGTTAATAATTCTGAGTAATACTTGGGCAAACTTATAACCTAAGCTATCTAAGTTCTCAAGCAAGCTCACTATCAACTGCCATATAATAGCGATTAGTACAACCCAGTAGAGCCAATGAAAGGGGTCGAACTCAAACTCTCCAAGAGTAGGGAAATCGGCATTGGCGGAGAAAGTATGCAGTATATAGATAATCACTAAGTAAACACATATCTTTAATAGCATACGCCCTATCTTGCGACTCTCGTGTTTTTCCTTTCTGCGATAGGAGGCAGCCGTGCCCGTTATCCATTCAAAAATTAACAGAATGACAAATGCAGTAAGAAACAAATGGTTAAAACCAAAGAGAAAATTAATAGTAGCAAATAAGAGCGACATAATAACATCTATTTTGAAAAAAAGCATTGAAAAGGTGTGACCAAAGGAAGAGTGTAAGAGGTCTTTAAAATCTCTAAATCCAAATCCTTGTAATATGTAATTTAGTTTTGTCATATGAAAAGTCGGTATACTGTAGGGATTACTATTTTAGTAAGTTG